GCGATGCGCCTAACGGCGCGGCCTTTGTTCGGCGGACATGGTGGCCTCCTAGGCGGCGGTCCAGACGCGGATCGGTGCCGCGTGGCGGGTTTGACGGCGGGAGATGACGAACTCGCCGGTGTGGCGAATAATGCCTTGGCGGCGCAACTTGTTAAAGATTGCGCCGAGGGCGGACGGTTCGTGGGTTTCGCACCTGGTGTGTTTTGTCAGGTGTGACCAGACGTCGTCGGCTGTGAACGTGGGGCGCATACGGGCGATGTGGATGACCGCAGCTTCGGCGGTTTGTTTCCATTCGTCGTTTGCGTTGCGCTCGACGCGGCCGATGGCTTCGTCTCGGGCCGCGAATGCGGCGAAAAGGTCGTCTTGCATTGGGTCTCCTTCAGTCGGGATCGGGAGTGACCCCGTCGACATTACACGGGGCTTGTGCGCGGGTGGTGGATTACCCGCAGTACTGCCAGTGCCAGGCTTCGAACTCTGGCGACGACGGGTCGTCAGACTGCAGGTAGAAACCGAATGCCGGCGCGTTGAGGCACAGCCAGTCGAGAACTTTTGCGGTCGTGACGTCGAGGTCGATGGCCAAACCGAGCCCATGATTGGACTTGCCTGGCGTCGAGCTGGGGCTCATGCCTTTACGCAACAGCCACGTTTTGCCGTCCCATTGGCGGGTCACTTTCGGAACGCGGCCGGTGTCTTCGAGCGAGTACCGCTGCTTGAACAGCTGCAGTTGCGCCTCGTACGACCGGTAGTCGCCGACGTTGCGAAGTTTGATCCCAGACTGAATCGCCTGGTCGTACATCCGGTTGAACGCGTCGGCTGCGCCTTCCCACATCTGCCCGCCGCACTTCACGGGGCGGAGCATTTTGCCGGACAGTTTGCCGTTCTCAACGCCCTGCAGGGCCGCAGGCACGACCAGTTTTTTGTACGGGTACTTTGACGCCTTTTTGGGCTTCTCGGCCGCCTGAGGGGCTTCTGCGAGTTTGACGGCGGCTTTCTTGGCTGCTTTCTTGACTGCCATCGGTGCTCCTACTGGACGACCATTACGGTCAGGGTCTCGGTCTGCCCGCTCGAACACACGGCGTAAAGCTCGTCGGCTGGGCCAAGAAAAACGTCGTGTTCGCCGAGGGCTTTGCCGTAGGCGTAGCCGGTGCTCGACGTAACGGTCGAGTCGCCCAGGTACACGGTCGTGTTGCCGATAGAGGCCAGGTGGGCAGTGCGGTGTCCGACGCCAGTCGGGACGATCTTGGTGCGAGTGTCGGTGATCGCGTATTGGGCGGAGGTGATCATTGGTCGGCCTTTCCGTCGCCGTCAAGGTCGCGGCCTTTGCTGGTGGAGATCATTACCCCTGAAAGGGTACCTGAGAGGAACAGCACGATCGGGCTAATCAAGTTCAACAGCTCTTTGTCGGTCTCCGGCATTGTCGGGCCCTGGGGGATAAACAGCAGGGCGATGAACACGGCGACCATGGTGAGCACCAGGGTGCCGGCGAGGGTGATGCCTACCCAGAAACGGAGGCGGGCGTTGAGCTGCTCGGGCGTGTACGGCGGCCTGTTCGGTTTCATGTTTTCTAGCACGTTGAGCGCGCCTCCAGGTTGGGTGTGGTTGGTGCGGGTCCGGCCCAGTTCAGGGCTTTGTTTTTGGTTCGGGTCACGGTTGTGGTGGTGCAGTCGATCCAGACTTTGTTGTTGCAGCTGCTAGCCAGCACGGTGAGTAGCACCGCCGCAAGGACGGTGCGTCGTGTCATTCGGGGGCGATCTCCTTTGCGTTTTCTAGTTCGGCAATTTCCTCGGCTGTGAGTTCTCGCTGCACGACTTCGCCTGTTTCAACGTTGACGGTTAATTCTGTCGGGTTCATGCTTTCCTTTGTCCAAGAATTGTGATGAGACCATTCATAGCGACTGCGCCGCCGCTATGCGTAAAACGAAGCCCGGTGTCGCTGCTTTGCGTTTCTTTTTGCCCTGCGCTCAACAAATAAAAAAATGACGTCGTGCTGTTTCGCATTTGTCCCGCAGAATTGTAGGCAGTTCCCGTCGCGGAATTGAATGGTTCGAACACGGTGACGATGGCGTTTCCACGGTCTGTTGTGTTGTATGCGTAAACCCACCTAAACGCCACTTGGTCAATGTTTTGACCGCCTAAGTTTTCTACGTAAACGTAGTTTGTGCCAGTATCTGTTGACGCAGGACTGCCGCTTCGGGTTTGTATGTAGAGATAGCCTGCCGATGCGCCGCGAAAATTGCTGATGACGATTTGATAAGTGTCATACGTTGCCGAAAAGCATCCGTCAACGTTGACTGCCGTATTCCCCCCGAGGTCAACTGACGTAATGTAAACCCAGCCGCCGTTGTTTAGGTAGGTGTTGGTGTCGGCTGCGGTGAGGACTTCGCCGGTGGTGAATGTTTTGACTGCCATTAGAACCCCAGTTTGTTGTTGTCTAGTTTGCCGTAGATCGGGTCGTTGAGTGTGAGATAAGCGTTTTGGTCTTGCCCGGACATGAAGATCGTGAACCGTGTCTGCCCTGGCCGTGCGCTGATTTGGATGCCTTCGCCGATTGTGTAATACGTTGAGCCGCGAAACACGATTGCAAACTTTGTCGCTATTGGCGTTTCGGCCAGAATGAGCGGTTGAGCGTTGGCTGCGCCTGTGCCGATGGTGCTGTTTTGCTCAATTTCGGTGAATGAGATTGACGCGACGGCCTGATTCTTGTTTTGGAAGTTGTTGAGCAGCCAAAGGGCATGGTCTGACGCTTGGGCGGTTGAGTAGTCGCGGGTGTCTTTGTTGAGTCCGTAGACCGGCGTTTGGTTGAGGGTGGCGATCTGGGTTGCGACGGCCGCCGGGTCGACGACGACTTCGTTGTAGTAGTTGTCTGCTGAGCTGCGGAACTCGATCTGGTCGTACTTTTGGGCCGCCGTATCCGAGGCCGCCGATCCGTCTGTGAAGTAATACACGGAGGCGTTGTTGCTGTTTCGTCCGAACCACCACAGGGCGGGGGTTGCGGTGATGCTGGAGGCGTAGCCCCACATTCGCGCTTCCTCAGTGCGCGTAATTTGGTTTGCCAGGTCGAGGGCGTTGCCAGTGAACGTGATTGCCGAGTTGGTTGAGCGGCCGAAAAATTGGGCGGTAGACAGACCGACTTCGGTGCCGATGTCCAAAATGCTTTCGTCGGTGAGTTGCTGCGGCAAGCTGAAGTTGACGAGCGGAGCACGGCCCCAGTCGGCCTGGAGCCCTTCGCAGCTGACGGTTACTTCGTCTTCAGACGCGACCTTGCCGTAGGTAATAGCGACGTCGCGTATGCGGCCGGTAAACATGAGGAAATTGTCGACGCCGACGACGTAGCCCGGCGCGTAGATGTAAACGCTGATCTGGTCGCCAAGTTTGGGGGCGGTGGTCCAGCCGGACGGGTTGCGGGTCAGCAGGGTGGCGTTGTCGATGCCGTAGTCGTCGATCTGAAGCCGGCGGCCGCGCATGATGTCGACGGCTTGAACGTCTGGCAGGTTGTACCAGGTTGAGCCCTGTTTGAACTGGGTTTTCCAGACGTAGGGCGGCAGGTTAGGCATAGGTCTTGACTGGTATCGGGCCGTTTGACCTGTAGTAGCGGCGGAGGGCGTCGACGACCGAATTGGGGTCGGCTCCGCTCACGTAGATGTTGACGGGGCCGCCCATGTTGCCCATGCGGTCGAGAGGTACGACGGCTTCGGGGCCGGCTTCGCCGATCAGGGCCAGCGTCGGGCTGTTGACAATGCCGCCGTTGGCGAGCTCGGGAATGTTCGGCACGTCGAAGCCTTTGCCGCCGATGCCAGGCACCCACGACGGCACCTTGAACGCCAGTTTGCCGATGGTGTTGTTCCAGGCTTTTGCGATGCCGTTGAACAAACCTTTGTAAATGCCGATGTAGGTCGAAACGGCTGTTTTGATAGCGTCAATAACGCCGGTAAAGGCGGCTTTCAACGCTCGACCGATGTCGTCGACTATTTCGCGGAACGGCTCGAATTTCTTGTAGGCGAGCACGATTGCCGCGCCGATGGCGACGATGGCGGCGGTAGCCAGGACGATTGGGTTGGCAGACATGGCGAGGTTAAATGCTTTTTGCGCGACGGTGGCCGCCGTCGTGATAACGGTCCAAGCTTTCATCGCGGTGTTTGTGATGACGACAGCTGCGGCGATGCCGCCGAACGCCACACCGAGTTTGACGACTAGCTCAGTGTTTTCGCTGATCCATTTTGACGCTGACTCCAAGTAGGGCAGGAGCTTCTCGATAATGGGGATGAGGGCCGCGCCGATTGACTCTTGCGCCTCGCCGATAGCGACACCCATGCGTTTGAACCGACCTTCGGCTGTTTCGGCGGCCGCCGTTGAGGCACCACCGAACGTCTCTTCCATGATTTTGCCGAGCTCTTGGAACGACGCGCCTTCCTTAACCAGGCCGCGCATCGAGGGGTCAAGTTTTGCTAGGGCCGTTGTCTGACCGTTGTAAGCCTTGGCCAAACTTTCAGAAACGGTGACCAAATCTTTGCCCGTCGCCTGACTGATGTCCATGGCAAGGCGCAAGTTGTTTTGTGCTAGTTCGGCGGAGCCCATGCCTCGGGCCAACGTTCCGAGCGCGTTACGAAGATCTGTGTCGGCGACGCCAGTAGCGAGCGTCATCGCCGAGATCATCTCCTCGGTCGCCTCAACCTGCTTGTCGGTTGCCAGCGTCGACACTTTGAGTGTGCGGGCAAGTTCGGCCGCCGACTTCTGATCTTCCATCGCCGCTTTGGCTGCTGCTCCGCCGGCGACAGCCAGGGCACCTAACGCTGCCGCCGCAGGGATGGCGGCTTTCTTGATGGCGAACTGGGCTTTTTCACCGGCTGTTTCAAGCTGCTTGAATTGTTTGACGGCTTTGTCGATGCCGCCGCCGTCGAACTCGGTGATTAACGGAATTTTGATTGCCATTAGGCGAGTTCCTTTGCGGTTTGGCGCATGACGTCGCTAACGGCCGACGATAGTTCGCGGGTCACCTGGTCGATGTTGCGTTCGGCTGCGGGCCACATTACGCGGGACGGCCTGCCGAACCTGTCGAGCGCGGTGGCAAGAGGGTTCGCGTTGCGTTTGCCGGCCATGTCGATGATGGTGGCTGCGGCGTCGCGCTGTACAACCGCTATAACGGCCGTTGCGCCGCGTTTCGTGTCGACGCGGGCCTGGACACCAGACTTTGCTTTTTTCTGGCTGTAGGGCAGAATTTGGCGACCTCGGGGGGCCCATTTGCGGGTCATGCCCGACAGGTACTCGGCAGGGTAGGCGTTCTGCGCGGCGGAGACGATTGGCTGCGCGATTTGCTTGACATCCTTGGTGAACTGCTTCCGCAGGTCTGGGTCAAGGCGGCGTAGGGCTTTGATGGCGTCAGCTGCACCGACAAACTCTGTGCGGACTGTCGTCATCGTCTGCTCGCCTTTCTCTGCTTATTGATGATGTCGATTGCGGTTGCCATGTCTCGGGCCTCGAACGGAATGTTCGGCGGCCAGAATCCGGTCGCTACAAGCAGTTCGGCTAGGCCGCGGCTGTAGCTCCCGGTGGCGTAGGGTTTTGGTCTTCGGTGCCGAGCACGTCCAGGCTGAGGATCGTTTTTGCGTATTCGTCGAACATGAGCGGGACGGTGATTCCGGCCGCCTTGGAGGCTTCGTAGGCCAAAAACGCCAGGTCTTCGGCTCCGATGCCGGCGGCCAGGTCGCCTGCTCGACGCTTGTATTTGCGTTCCCAGCTGATGACGTTGAACAGGGTGGTGGTGACCACGTTGGGGCCGCTGCCTGTGTCGACGCTGATGCTGATTTTCATGGGTTGTCTCCTTGCACGGTTGGAGTCGGTTTATTACGGAGCGGTGATGTCGCGGGCCCAGGTGCCGCCAGTGAATGTAACTTCCTGGGTGGAGAGCTCACCGACGGTCGAGTTGATCGGGGTGAACTCGGCCAACATACAGCCGGTGATGGTGTACTCGGGGTTGGTGGCCGATTCGGTGGTGCCGCTGGGGCTGATGACCAGGGTGGCGGTGCCGACGTTCACTGCGTCGTACAGCGCGGCCTCGACCTCGTTCGAGCCGTAGCTGTTGAACAGCGTGAGGGTCACTTCGCAGTTCTGCAGGCCCTTGGTGAACTTGTGCGCCGTGTCGCCGAACGCGGTCACTTCGAGCGCGTCGTAGCCCGACGTGATGGTGCAGGCGGTGCACTGGTCGGACAGGTCGTAGGTCGTCATTCCGACGGTCAGGTTGACTGTCGCGTTTGACAGGAAGGTGGTTGTTGCCATTTCTAGTTTCTCCTTGCCGCGATTGCGACGGTCAGTGAGTATGCGGGTATT